ACGAAATGTGTGGGCCTTTGTAAAGATGGCCTCGTCAAGTACACCACAAATGGTGGACGGATGAGTGGTGACATGAATACCGCTATGGGTAATTGTGTTATCATGTGCAACTTGGTGTATGCTTATGCCAAGTCTCGCAAGGTCAACTGCTCCCTGCTTAACAATGGAGACGATTGTGTCGTCTTCATGCGGGGAGTCGATGTAAATAAGTTCAACCATGGACTCGACGTTTGGTTCCGTGAGCTAGGGTTCAACATGACTGTTGAACCTGCTGTTTACGAGATTGAAAAGATTGAGTTCTGCCAGATGCACCCTATTCGTGTACAGGACGGGTACATCATGGTGCGAAATCCTGATGTGTCCTTGGCGAAGGACAGTATTTCCAGGATCCCTGTTGGCACAATTGAAGGTATACACACTTGGTGTAATTCTGTCGGGGTTGGTGGGTACAGCGCTTACCCCGACATTCCAATCATCTCCGCTTTGTATAGGGCTTACGCAGCGACGAAGCCTAGTGATAAGCTTGGCAACGCACGCGCGGAATGGGAGTTGACTGGCCTCCAGAGGATGCTTGCTGGAGTGAAACGCCAGGGTGATATATTGCCTGAGACGCGCTGTTCCTTTTACGCGGCCTTTGGCATCCTACCACATGTACAGATTGAGCTGGAGGCGTACTACAGCTCAATAGTGATAGGTCCTGAGAATGTTAGTGAAATTCTCCCAGAGGGAACGAAGACCCCACTTCATTTCCACGCTCCATACGCTGTACAAAACATCATCCTCGAGTCAACCAAGGACAAACTTACTTGCTAACATACCATGGCCAAGAGGAGAACACGCAAGAAGCCGGTGACGAAAGCAATTGTCGTGGCTGAAGTATCCAACCAACAACCTCGCAGGAGACGCGCTCGTCGTGTAAATACCATGCCTATGTTGGATCAACCAGCTAGGTGTTGGGCACGTCTACTGCAGGATCCATGCAACTCGCCACTGTGTCATCCAGTTTATGCTGGTGGTAACGGTGGCCTGTTGGTCCGTGCCAGTTATTACTCCAGCGTTACCATTAATACAGGCAACACGGGATACTTCTTCATGTGGACGCCTGGCATTTTGGGGACGTCTGCGACGCAAACTGCTACGGACACCACATCATTTACATTGGGGTCGTATGGTGGAGGTTATGTCCCAGGACAGACCTTCATCTCCGGCAACGCCGGTTCCTTCCGTGTCGCCGCAGCTTGTCTGAAGGTGATATGGGCAGGGACTGAGCTGAACAGACAAGGATACATGAAGTTCGGTAACATCACTGCGTCAGATGCTGGACTTCCAGGAACGACTACAGTTTCATTAGCTGGTCTTGCCCAGCTCTTTGAAGCTGGTATGCGTACTCCTGATGAAAGCATTGATATTAAATGGCGCCCTACAGATATGGATCAAATGACTTGCTCTCCTCTCAACTTTGATGCTTCTTCGGACACGGGTAGGAGGGGAGCCATCGGTTTGATAATATCTGGTGTTCCCGCCGG